TAAAACAATATCGCCTTCATAGATTTCTTTTCCATCACAATCCTTCAAACCTGTGTATATCATAACCTCAAAATTTTCATTGCTTGTTGGTAAATAAACACCACTGTAAACCCACTCTCTAAGCAAATTTTTAGAATAGCACACCATTTCATCATAACTATACATTTCCTTACCATTTTTATTCCATTCTCTAAATTTTAACTCCATATTTATCCCTCCATTTTTAACTTTTAGGAAGTAATATATTGATATTTACTTCCTAGAAGTTTAATTTTATTTAAATTTTTCCTTCTGACTCTTTTTAATAATCTCATCTAGCTCTTTTTCTTCATATTGAGTGAAAGTCTGATTGAAGTTAGCAAACTTATTTTTATTCACATTATGAGTATTCACAGTTTTACTATTAGACTGCTTCTTTTCCTGCTTACTCTTTTTCTTTCTTTCAAATTCATTCTGATATTCTGTAAGTTCTAAAACAGTTTTTACACCTGCTTCTATCCAATTATTTAAGATTGTTTTTACATACTTATAATTCTTAACTCCACTGCCTACAGCTTCATCAACAGCTCTTATTATTACATCAGCTTCCATTCCATCATCTAAATAAGTCAGTAGTTGAAGAAAATTATTTGGAGTAATCACACCTATATAAGATTCATAATATTTTTTTATGTAAACAGTCTTATTTTTTTCAGATTGTTCAGCAATAACAGTAGTAATAACATCATTTTCTTTTAAACCTATTTTCTTTTTAATACTATTTTCTTTTATGTTGCCGATTTCCCGACCTCGGTTTTGCCGGCTTCCGGTTTCACCGACTTCGGTTTTACCAGCTTCCGGTTTTACCGGAGTCGGGAAAACGGCACACGGTTGAGATTCAGTCGTTTCAACACTTTCAGAATTTACATTTTGAGGTGTATCAAAAATATCATATCTATAACCTTTCATTTGACCTTTTTCATCCCTTATTTGTGTCCTAATAACAAAACCTTCCTGCATAAGCTCCTTTAAAGCATTACTTACTTTTGTCTTACTATCTTTTCTATAGCTTATTAATGATTTTGCATAAACTTTATGACTACCCGACCTTTGAAACCTTAACATTTGAGTAACTACTCCTATAGCTGAATAACTAAGATTTTCATTATCAAGGATTGTATTAGGTACTCTTGTAAATGGGTCGTCAAAATTTATGTGAAAGTATGTTTCATTATTAAAATTCAATATATCACCTACTCTTGATTTTGCTTATCTAAAATGCTCTTGTATCCATTTAGAACCTTTTCATACTCTTGCTTAGTCAAATCTATTGCTAGTTTACTAAACTTCTTATAAACCTCACTATCGACTCTATTCTTATCCTTATCTATAGACTCACCTAAAAAATATAGTGTACTTAATTCATCTTCACTAACTTCTCTTTTTTTTTGTTCTTTTCCATGTGTATTTGTTGCATCACTATCCTTTGTATCATCAATGCAGAATAATCCATTTAAAGCATATTTTCTTGCATAACTTGATACACTTCCAGTCACTTGTGCTAAGTCCATGCCTTTTTTAGTTTCATCTTCTCTCGCTAATGCTTTTGCAGATACTTTTTCTCCTGTTTCTGCATCTATTAAAGTTGCTGTAGCTTCTACATAGAATCTAGTTCCTATCTGAACAACTTTATCATCTAATATAACTAATGCTTTTTCTTCTTTTAGAATAGGCTTCAAACCTTCTAGTATATCCTCGCAACTCCTATAGTTGTATTTACCAAAGCTATTAAATTGACTTTTAGGAGCTTTTAAAGTACTCTGTATATTTACAAGTTTTATATAAACATTATTAGTTTCCATGGTCCTCACCTACTCTTTTTTAGCTTTTGGAATTGTTAGTGTAGTTCCATATTCAATCCTACAACCTTCAACCTCATGACCTTTTTTGATAAAGTCTTTAATGGTATTTTTATCTACTTTTACAACTTGCTCTACTGTTTTATATATAGCAGGTATCTTTTCTTCATCTTCTATGACTAAGCTACCTGCTGACTTTCTTATACTTATATTTCCTAAAAATGTTTTTACCTTTTTAATACCAAGCAGTTCCATACATTCCTTTATGTTACTTTTTAATCTATCAAGACTATTCTTCTTAATCTTCTTTAACTCTTGCATTCTCTTAATCTCTAAGTCTAAAGAGTTTATATCACTATCAATATCTATTATCACTGAAACTATCCTAGTGTTTTTATTTTGTATCTCTTGTTTTATTATTTCTTTTATTTCCTCTAGTTTTTCAGCTTCATTTCCTGTTGTTTCTGTTAAACCTTCTTCTATTTCTAATAAATCTGTAGTTAATTCATATAAAGTACTCATAATTTCCCTCCGTTTGTGCTATAATTAGCTTATATTTTATATTATTTTGGAATCGAGCCACTCCTAATGGCTCTTTTCTATATCTGAATATCTATAGGTCTATCTCTTTCAATTTCTTCTGAAATTAATTCAAATATCTTGTAATCCTCGCTTTCTTCATATTCTTTTATTTCAATTTGTGTATCTATAATTTTTAGTAATGACTCAGCAAATATTTTTAATCTTTCATTTACACTTTTTTCTCTTAAAGCATTACTTAACTCTATTTCATCTAATACATCTCTTTTTTCTTTTTTTCTAAGTTTTGTATAAAGTTCCTCATTTTTATTTATTTCTAAATTAGCTCTATTTAGTTGTTGCTCTACTGCATTTCTTACTATAGTTAAACTTTTCATGATTAATCCCCCTTAATTTTTAATTTACTTGGTAAATACAAGTTAACTAACTCTATATCTCTGTTGTATTTTCTAAGACCTTCAAAACTTGCTTTTATTTGCTTATCATTGCAAAACTGTACATAAGCTATTAGTACTCTTACATTCAACTAAATCACCCCCTCTCTAATTTCTTTCATTTCTCTAAGCATTTCTTTGATGTTTTTTCCTTGATTTCTAGTTATAAAATCATCTAATTCATAACTAGAAACTTTAGTTGCCCCTATATCAACTGACTTCAAAAGCCCATTTTTTATTAACTCATATCCAAATACTTTATCTATTTTCAATCTTTTACTTGCTTCTTCAACAGACATAAGATAATCGGGATAACCTTTACTTATAACAATTGTTAGTTCTTTTGGTTCTAATAATTCTATTTTCGAAGTTTCATTTAAGTACTTTGAGATTTTATTTTTATAGTTGTTTAAATTCATTTCTACAACTTTACGGATACCTTCTGAAAAACAAATTGATATATTATCTAGGTCATTAAAACTTTTATCTTCTTGTTTATCTAAATTGAAATTAGATATATTGCCCAATTTACTCACTCCTTTTCAAAATATTCTGTATTTAATTTTTATCTTCCAACTAGTTCATCTAATGTAATGTCTAAATAGTCGGCTATTTTTATTAATGTATCTATAGTTGGATTTTTATTTTCTCCTCTTAAAATTGCATATAAATTCCCTGAATCTACACCTATTTCTTTTGCTAATTTCCATGCTTTTAAATCTCTATCTTTTAAAATTTTATTTATGTTGTCATTAATTGCCATTATTTTCCTCCTTTGATATACTATATTTGTAGGATATATCCTATATCTTTTTATGAAAGTTGGTGATATTATGCAGTTCAGTAAAGATATATTACATACTCTTACTTTAGAAATTCTTAAGGAAAAATATGATTTTAAAAGTTCTTCTGAAGAGGAACTTTTAAAACATTACCATGAAATCTTTTTGAAACTTTCAGAAGTCAATAATAGTTTTTCTAAAGGCGATGGCCTCAGTGTCTTTAAACAAATGTAGGTACTAAATTATATTTAAGAGCTTCTTTGCAAAAATCTAAAATATCTTTTGAGGAAAGGATACTTTGTTCATTTTCATTCAATGTATTAAGTATCCTTTTAGCTATTTGTAACTCTTCTTTTGATAATATTAATTCCGTTTCATTATTTACATTGTTCACTACACTTTCAAATGAAATTTTCATTTAATTACACACTCCTTTTTAAAATATTCTGTATTTAGTTTTCAAAGTAACTTAATTGTTTATATGGTCTTTCTGACTTTATAACTCTTATGCAATCATCTATAATCTGTATTAAATTATTAGATGTATCAAAATCTATATCTTCCCACTTCTCAACTCCAAGAATTAGGAATAATCTCGCTTTCACTTGGTTATATTCTTTATTTGCTTTGTCTATATCGAGTCTATTCTTTATGTATTTAGAATACTGTTGTTTCTTAGAACAAGTTATCTTACACAACTTTTTATATTCTTTTATTGTTCCTTTTAAGTCTCCTATAGTTCCTGTAAGTTCTGTTATTACATGCTGTTGTGCTTGATATTGACCAGTTTGTCGAATGGCTGGAAGTACTTCATCAGTAACCCAATCTTGAAACTTTTCAGCTTCTTCTTTTTTAGACTTAAATATTAGTTTGTACACACCACTTTCAGTAAGAAAATTTTCTCCTGTGTTGTGCAATTTTCTAATGTGACTATCTGTCACAATTGAATTAGTTAACTTAATCACTTGATTCTCATTCATTCTAGTAATTGCTTTTCTAACTCCTTCATTACTAATTCCCAAGCAATTTCCACAATGGTATGGATTGAATAATATTTTTCCATTAAACTCAAATACTTCTACTTGTTTATCCTCGAATATCATTAAGTTATTCATATATTTTTCTCCTTCCTATATTGTTTTCTTTGAAAGTTTCAAAATTAAAATTGATTTAAAAATATCTTCTAATTCTTGCATAACATCATCCCAAATTTCTTCTTCCTCTTCGTTAATTACATCATCTTCAACTATGTCTATGAAATCATCTTCCTTTTTTAGATAATCCTTGATTTCCTTATGTAATTTTAAAGTTATGTTTGAAAGACTTCTTAACTCTAATTTTGGTAAAAACATTACTCCTGCTTCTGTTGTCCTTCTCACATGCTCATAGCCCAGCAGATTGTTATTATATATAGATACCATCTTTGCTACTACCGTATTTGGTGGTATCCTTTTATCGTTCTCATACGCTCTTAAACTCTCTACTGATATATCTAGTAGTTCTGATGCTTTTTCTTGTGTAAGACCAGTATTTTCTCTGCTTAACTGATATATATTTTGGTATTGATATGACATTTATATTTCTCCTTTCATAATGTAAACTTAATATATAGATTAATTTATCGTTTCAGTAAACTTTAAGTTGACGTTGTTATTAAAAAAAATTTCCTCTATGCTTAGACCAAAGAAATCTGAAATGGTCTTTGCTTCTTCAAGAGTAAATTTAGTTTTACCATTTTCCTTATGCGAATAAGAAGTTAAAGTTATATTAAGTAAATTTGCTATATCAGACTGGTTAACATTATTTAGTTTTCTATACGCCTTTAATTTTTTAGTATTCATTTTATCACCTCTCTTTTAGTCAACTTTACGTTAACTTTATATTTATATAATAGTCTACTTTTAGTTTACTGTCAACATAAAATTTATATTTTTTTAAAAAAAGTATTCTTTATGTTATATATCTTATAAAAAGTATAACAAATAGTTTATAATAATTTATAAGAAATGTGAATGGAAGGAGTAATATTATGGCTCTTAAAGATAGAATAAAAGAAGAAAGACTTAAACTTAATTTGAATCAAGTCGAACTGGCAAAAATATTTAATGTAACAAAACAAACTGTAAGCAATTGGGAAAGTGGAAATAGAATACCAGATACTTTAATGCTCACTAAATTAGCTGATTTTTTCAATATATCTGTAGATTCTCTTTTAGGAAGACCTAGTCTTGATAAAAAAGATAGTAATGATAAATTTATTGATGAATTAGATAGCCCTGACGATATAAAAGAACTCATAAAAGTGTTTATGAGTTTAGATGAAGAGTCAAAAGAAAAGATGTTAAAAATTGCACAGGTTTTCATAGATGAAGAAAAACAAAATAAATAAAAAAGAGGTTATACCTCTTTCTTTTTATTTGTTTCATTTGTTATTTCTATATATATATTAAATTTATTTTCGCTTACTATTTCCTTATATTTATTAAATTTATCTTCATTAATATTTTTTAACTCAGTGAAAATATTGTTAAGTCTTAGAATTGTTTTCTTATCGTCCATTGAACACACCATCCCCTGTAAAGTATTTTCCTTTCCAAAACATACGTTCGTAAGCTATAAAAAATTTGCCTTAATTTTAAATATATTTATATTTTGTAATATTTAATCTATAAATTTATTATATACACCTATAAATATCTCTGCAACTTGCATATTTTATTTTTATTTACTCGTTTTAATTTTGATTTTAAAAATATTTTCTTTATGTTTATTTATATTTCTTTATGTTTCTTTGTTTTCATTTACATTTCTTAATTTGTATTCATCATTTTAAAATATATTTTTTTTATTACAATTTATTACATTTTCTACAATTTATTAAATGCTTAATTCTAACATAAACTTTTTACCTTTTAATTTACTTTATCTAGATAAAGTTATTTCTTAACTACATTCTAGCACAAATTTCCAACAAAAAGTGTGCGAATATTGCACATTTATTACAAGAAATTACACAAACTAACATATATAAAATTATCTAAAAGGTAGGTTAAATATATGTTAAAAGAGTTACGAAAAAAGAAGAAATTAACACAAATAGAGTTAGCAAAAAGAGTTGGTTGCCACAGAAGTCAAATTTCTAGGTTGGAAAATAATGAGGATAAAGATTTAACTATCCCTATTCTTATTGAATTAGAAATAGCTTTAGGATTGGAAGAAAAATATTTAGTAAATTATTTTGCTGATGAATATATTAAAAAAAGAAAATTACATAAATAATTCGAATGTTTCTATCAAATACTATTTTTAATATATAATATTATTTGAGGTGAATAAATTGAACTTAAGTTTTAATAAAAAGAAAAAATTTGAATTAAGCAAAGAAGAATTGGAATTAATTGAAAATTGGTTAGGTAATAAATATGCAGGAGATATGACGATACCTGCTATTGTTGACTTTTCTTTAGAAACTGATATTGAGTATGAAAAAATAGTTGTTTATTTGGCAGAAAAAGTGCTGGAATCACGTGATAAAAAACATTAAATATGTATCTAAATAAAAAAGACTATTAATTATAAACATAAAACTTTGTTTCTTATAGTCTTTTTTATTTATTTTATTTAAATTGATATATGTTATTATATAATTACATAAAAAAAGCTTTTGAGAGGAGAAATTTTATGAAAGGCGGCGTAAGAAAACGTGGAAAGAAGTGGTATTACTACTTTGATGCAGGTATAGTAGATGGCAAGAGAAAAAAGGTAGAAAGAGTTGGTGGAAACACTAAGAAAGAAGCTGAAAAATCGCTCCGTGATGCAATAAATGAATATGAAAATGCTGGTATAGTGTTTGATGAAACAAATATGAGTTTATCAGACTATCTTAACTTTTGGTACAAAGAGTATGTACTTCTTAATTGCAAATACAATACTCAGGAAAGTTATAGAAATTTAATTGAAAATCATATAGAACCTAGACTTGGTAAATGTAAGCTAAAATCTATAAATCCAGCTATTATTCAAGAATTTTTAAATAATAAATCAAAAGAGACATACACACAAAACGGAGAAGAAAAACACTACACAAAAGGAGTTTTAAAAGCGATTTATGTTGTATTAAATGCTGCTTTAAAATCTGCTGTTTACCCTTACAAACTCATTAAGGAAAATCCTGTTCAATATGCCAGTATACCAAAAAATGTTTTAAAGGTAAAAAATGAGTCAGATAACAAGACTATAACACTAGATGAGTTCAATAAAATACTAGAAATATATCCTAAAAATACAAATATCTATATTCCTCTACTTATAGGGTTTCATACAGGCATGAGAAAAGGAGAAATATTAGGTCTTTGTTGGGATAATGTTGATTTAGATAATAATATAATCAAAGTTAGAAAAAATTTAATAAAGAGAAAAGTTTCAGAATTTGAATTAGCATCACCTAAGACAAAAACATCAATAAGAGATATTAAAATAGGTGATACTTTGTCTAGAATATTAAAAGAGGAAAAATTGAATCAAAAAAAACAAAAAATTAAAATTGGAAAATGGTATAAAGAAACTGAGTATGATTGGGTTTGTAGAAAAAAAGATGGCTCATTTGTAAATCACAACAATATTGACGCTGCTATAAGAACTATTAACAAGAAACTAAATATTAACTTTAATTTTCATTGCTTGCGACATACACATGCCACATTATTATTAGAAAATGGAGCTAATGTAAAATATATACAACAAAGATTAGGTCATAGTCAATTATCAACCACTATGGATACATATTCACATGTTACAAGTAAAATGGAAAGTGAAACAATAGATATTTTGGAGGGCATTTTACAATAATTTGCCACCGAAAAAAGTTATGGTGGCAAACAGGTGGCAAAACGATAAAAAACATTCTTTTTTTTTGCTCAAACACTGTTATTTTGCTATTTTATATAAAAAAGTCGTATTTCTCACAGTTATACGACTTATATTAAATTCTTTACATAAGTCTCCTTCAGATGGAAGTTTATCTCCTGGTTTATATATGCCAGATGCTATTTGTTTTTTTATGTTGTCATATAGTTGTTGATATAAAGGAACAAAGGAATTTACTTCTAAATCCATTTCTTTTTTTTGTCTCTTTTCATCCAT